GAAGAAGCATAAGTAAATTGTGGATATATCGTGTCCTGCTAAATATGGCAGGATATTATTATGTTCACAATATTTTTTGAGCAAAAGGAGTGATTTCAGATGCCAAAAAATGGCACAAATAACAGACAGCCAAAATTGGCGTCTGGAGAAGGATATTGTAGAAAATGTACAAAAATAAAATCATTAAATGATTTTTATGAGGCTACAAATCCGTTTTTGGATACAAATGGCTATATGTCAATTTGTAAAGAATGTTGTAACAATTTATATAATCATTATTTTTCTATATATAACAACTTGGAAAAAGCATTATATTTGACGTGTCAAGATTTAGATGTTAGATTTAACGATGAAGCATTAAAGCAAACACAATCACATGTTGATAGTATATTATCTAAGGGTAAAAAGATTGATAAAGTTTTTGGCATTTATAAAAGCAAATTAAGTTCAACGGGTAAAAATAATGCAGGAATAGATTGTTTTAGATTTAAAGATAGTGATTATATAGAAAATACAAATATAATAAACTCCAATAAAGAAGATGATATATATTATAAAACATTAGAAAAATATTGGGGGAAAAATAGAACTCTGTGGGAATATGAGTTTTTAGAAGAAGAGATGGTTAAAATTAAAGCAAGTTTTGAGTGTCCTGATTATGGCATGGAAATGCTTATGAGGGATATATGTTTTATTAATTTAGAAATAGAAAAGGTTCGTCAAACTGGTAAGGGAGATGTTACTAAATTAATTGAAACGAGAAGCAAATTAATGACAGATGCTAATATGAAGCCCGTTCAAGCTACGGGTGCTGAAGCTAATGACCAAATTACTTTTGGAACATTAATAAAAAAATGGGAAAATGAAAAACCGATTCCCAGTCATCTTGACGATGAAATGAAAAAGTATATTGATACATATATGGTTGGTCATTTAGCAAAGATGGAAGGTTTAAATAATGATTTAGTAAATAAATACAACAAATCACTAAAAGAATACACCATTGATTTAAATAGTTTAGACGATGAGGAAGATGATTCTTAATGGCTGGATATAAAAATTTTGAAGTTAAAAGAAATAAAGCTACTAATACGGTTGGTGTATTCGATAAAACTAGAAGTTATAATATTAGCGAACAAAAATTTACTAAATCAGAAAGATTAATGAATGGCGTTGCTGAATGGTGTGCTTTTTATAGGTCAAGACCAGATATATTTGCAGAAGAATATTTGGGATTATCATTAAAACCATTTCAGAAGATTTTGCTATACTGTATGATTCATTACAACTATACAATGTTTTTAGCAAGTCGTGGTTTGGGTAAAACATGGCTAACTGCTTTATATTGTGTAATCAGATGCATTTTATATCCTGGAACAAAGATAATAGTTGCTGGTGGTAAAAAAGGTCAGGCAATGAAGGTAGTAACTGAAAAAATTCCTGAATTAATAAGCAAATCAAAGACAGGAATGTTAAAAAGAGAAATTAAAGGTTCTATAAGAACTTCTATGAATACAGACGACCCCAATGTTGAGTTTATGAATGGTTCATGGATAAAGGTTGTTGCTGCAAATCAAAATGCAAGAAGTGCCAGAGCAAATATTTTAGTATTAGATGAATTCCGAATGATTGACCCAAGTGTATATAAGAATGTATTAAGAAGATTTTTAGCTGCTTCAAGACAACCTGGATTTCTTGATAAGCCAGAATACAAAAATAAACAAGAATATTTGGAAAGAAACCAAGAAATATTTCTTTCGTCGTGTTGGTTTAAATTTAATTGGTCTTATGGGAGATATAAAGTATTTATAAATGCAATGCTAAAAGGTAAAAAGTATTTCGTGTGTGGCTTGCCATATCAATTTGCTATAAAAGAAAATATTACAAATCGTGAACAGTTATTAGATGAATTAGCAGAGGAAGATTTGGATGAGATTGGATGGACAATGGAAATGGATTGTCTTTTCTTTGGTGAAAGTGAAAAGGCGTTTTTCAAAACCGAAGAGCTTTCTCAAATAAGAAAACAATATAGACCAATTTATCCAAAACCAACGTATGAATTAATTAAAGATAAGAAATTTAAATACATACCGAAAGAAGATGGAGAAATAAGAATATTGAGTTGCGATATTGCAACTATAGGAACAAGACAAAATGACGCGAGTGTATATATGCTTATGCAATTGTTTCCTATTGTTTCAAAGAAAAATGAAAACGAATTTAAGTGTTATAAAAGAGTTGTATCATACATGGAAACTATGACAGGAGGACATAGTGAAACACAGGCTATTAGAATTAGGCAATTATACGATGACTTAGATTGTGATTATATTGTTCTTGATAGACAAGGTAACGGTATAGGTGTATATGATAATTTGTGCAAGCGTTTGTATGATAGAGAAAGAGGAGTAGAATATACTGCGTTCAATAGTATGAATGAAGAAAAAATGCAAGAAAGGTGTTTAGTTCCGAATGCAGAGCAAAAAATATATACAATATCGGCTACTGCGGAGTTTAATTCTGAAATAGCAGTTTTGTTAAAAGATACTATTAAACGCAATAGGCTTGAATTATTGGTTAATAGTAATGATTCTTACGAATATTTATCAAATATTGAAAATTTAATAAAGCAAACTCCAGAAATTCAAGCTAAAATGGAATTACCATATAATCATACAGATGCCTTAGTTAATGAAATGGTACTGTTAGAGTGCGAACAAAGAGATAATGGGATTATAAAATTAAAGGAAAAAGCAGGGCAAAGAAAGGATAGATATTCGGCACTGGCATATTCTAATTATTTTGCTTCGATTCTTGAAAAAGACTTAATAAAACAAGATTCAGATTATGATTTTGTGTTTTCATATGGTTAAATTATTAATATAAAAGAAAGGAGGATTGTAATTGAGTGAACAAAATCCTCAGATAGAAACAAATTCTTATCCTGTTGAATTAAATTCATTGAAGGATATGAGTTTTTATTTATATGATACGTTATCAACAAACACAACAAATATGGAACAACTAAAACAATATATAAAATATCCAATGGTATATAACAAAATTTTAAGGACAATATCAAGACAAGCATATAACGCTAATGGTTTATATGCTAATACTATAGATTACTGTGTTGCAATACCAACATTAGATTGGATTACTGTTTTAAGAAATAAAGTTGATACTTATAAAAAGAAAAAAGCAAAATTTGATTTAATGCTTAAATATCTTAATCATAAGAGAACTGCTAGAGATATATTAAGACATTTATTTATTGACGGTATGTATGTTGGCATATTAAGAGATACAAAAGCTTCAAACAAAAATATAAATCTAACTCATTCTATTGATATATTAGATAGAATTGAAGGACTTTCTTTAGATGATAATTTTATGATTCAGCCATTAAATTTGGATTATTGTAAAATTGTTGGTTTTCAAAACAACGTAAGTATTGCTGCTTTTGATATGCAATATTTCGACCAATTTAAATATGGTGGTTTAATTAATGAAATAAAGAATTATCCTCCCGAATTTATAAAAGCCTACAAGGAATATAAAAAAGATAATAGCAAAAGATGGTTTGTGCTTGATTATAAAAAGACAATCGCATTAAAAGCAAGAGCTGATGAAGATGAAGCATATGGTAGACCTTATGGTTTAGCTGCTTTAGCAAAAATAAAAATGGACGACGAATATGAGAACGGACAGTATAAATTAATTCAAGAACTTGCAAGTAGTATTTATTATTTAATTCTTCCGGAAGGAGAAAAGAAAGGTAGTTGTAGTTTAAATAAAGAACAGCAACAAAATATTATTGATGCTTTTGTTAATGCCGTAAAGCTCAATACAAGCAATAGTGGCGGTGCAAAGATATCTACTTTATCGGTAGCACCTGGAACACAAATAGGTAGATTGTCAAAAGATTCTTCTTTGCTTAAAGATACATTAAGCGAAGAAAATATGAAAAAAATATCAACTGCATTAGGTTTTGCAAGTTCGGCTTTAAATGCTTCTTCTGAAGGCGGGGCAAGTTATTCGTCTTTACAAGTCAATATTGATTTAGTATTATCTCAAGTGTTTCAATATGTAGAAGAAATAGCAAATGAAATAACGAGAGTATTAAATACTTATATAGGTAATCAACCTAAAGATTATATTGAATTAAAATATTTGCGTACATCTATATTAAATCAAGACAAAATGTATGAGAGAGCAAAAGAACTATATACAACTGGTTCGGGTTCAATAAAGGCTTGGATAGCGTGTGCAGGATTTGATGTAAATGATTATATGAGTCTTATGGAAGAGGAACTTGAAGAAGGTATATATGAAAAATTTAAACCTCACCAAACATCATTTACTATTAGCAAGAAAAATTCAATGGATGAAGGCGGAAGACCACTAAAGTCCAACGATGAATTAAAGCCTAGTGGTCAAATTACTCGCAACCTTGGTTCAAATAAGCAAGTTAAACCATCTACTAAATAATAATGCAAACAATTAGAAAGGTGGTGATGATAGACGTGTCAGATAATATAATATTTAATTCACAAAATAATTATATAGAAATTTGTGAATTACCAGAAGAAGATTTAGCTGGACGAGTTAAAATAAAAATGTCTGCATTAACCATACATCCAGATAATTCACAATGGAATAAAAATGGTATAACTTGGCTTGAACAGTATGTGCAAGATAATATAGATTCTGCAATAGGAATGCCTTATGTTGTATCATGGATGGACGAAGAAAATCAAATTCCTTCTGACCACGGCACTATGTCTTATGATGACGAAGGTTATGTGCAGTTTGATGGTGTAGCTGTTGGAACTGTTTTAGATGCTTACATAACAAATATTAATATAAATGGTAAAGATACAAGAGTATTAATGACAGAAGGATATTTGTATAAACAACGTTATAGTAAATTTATAGATTGGTTGAAAAATGAAATACAAAACGGAAGTGTACATGGTTCTATAGAAATAAATGGTAAAGGAAAATTAAAAACTATTGAATATTTAAACGGAAGCAGGAATGAAGATGGTTCGTTAAAGATGGGAAGAATTCCTACTGTTTTTGATTTTTCAGGACTTGCTATTTTGTATTTAACAGAGCCAGCAGATGATAATTCTATCGTTTTTGAGGTAAATTCAAAAGGTGGTGAAAGTGTGCCGATTACAATAAATAACTCTAAAGATAGTGCTATAGATGGTAAATGGTCAGACCCAGGCAGTAAACTATATAAACCTTTACTAGAAGAAAAAAATTCTTCTACTTTATTACATGAAGCATATTTGATAGTTGATAGTAATTACAAAAATTCTCCCTCTACATCGTTACACTATCCTCATCACAAAATTATAGATAATGAATTGGTGTTACATATATCTGGTGTTCAAGCCGCTTTATCAAGATTAATGGCAAATGACCCAAATAATGTAGATGCCAAAAAGCATTTATTAAGACATTACAAACAGTTGGGATTAGAAATTCCAGATTCATTACAATCTTTAGAAAAAAATGATTTAAATGTTGTAACTAAAGGTAAGACTGTTGAAATTAATAAATTAAGTTGTGATGATATAGCTACATTGATTACACGAGCTATTAATGTTGTTATGGGTAGTAGTACTAGTTGGGGAGATTATTATATTTACAAATTTTATCCTACTACTTCTGAAGTTGTGTTTACAAAATGGAATTCTGTTGGAGAGTATTATATGACTACATATACTATTCAAAATTCAACAGTAATTATCGGCGATGTTTTTCAAGTAGAAGAAGATTGGAAACCTGTTGTTGAATCACAACCATTAGAAGTAAATGCAGAAAAAATAAAAGAAATTATTAATAAGGAAAGGGGTAAGCTTATGACTGTTGAAGAATTAAATGCAAAAATAACAGAATTGAGTAATCAAATATCAGAATTAAATAATAAAATAAACGAACTCAATTTTTCAAATGCTGAAAAGGATAATAAAATTTCAGAATTAAACGAAGCACTTGTAAATGCTAACAAAACCATTGAGGAATTAAACACAAAATATTCTAGTTTAGAAGCAGAATATAATAAGGCAAAAGAAGATAAAGAAAAAATGGAAAAGGAAAAGAAACAAGCAGAAGTAAATGCTTATTTTGAGAATGAAATTCCTAAGAATGGTTTTGATGAAACTGAAATTAATACTCTCAAAGAATATGTGGAAAAATGTGACTTAGAAGGTCTGAAAAATGCAGAAAAAGAATTAGTTTTCAAAAGGTTTAAGGAAGGAAAATTTAATCCTGTAGAAACTAATTCCAAAAAAGAAGAAAATATTTTCTTCCATACTAAAGAAGAAAAAATTGAAGTAAATGATGTAGAAGCTGGAAAGGCATTATTTTTTTAAGTTAAAATTTTAGAAAGGAGATTGAAATATGAGTATGTTTAAATTTCAGAATTATAGTGCAATAAAAAACGCACAGGATAATCCTAGAGTAAGAGCAACTGCTTTAACTAAAAACGGATATGTATTTGGGGTAAAAGACAATCATGATGTTGGTGGAGGAGTTAAATACTCTGAAGCTGCTGTACCCTTCGCTGATGCTGATGCTGCAAAAGCTGGCGATGTTTGGGTTGCTATTAATATAATTGATAAACCTGAACTTATGAATACTTCTGATTATGTAATTAAT